GACCTGTGCGATGCCAACCTGCGCGGTGCCAACCTGCGCGGTGCCAACCTGCGCGGTGCCGACCTGCGCGGTGCCAACCTGTGCGATGCCAACCTGTGCGGTGCCAACCTGCGCGGTGCCAACCTGTGCGGTGCCAACCTGCGCGGTGCCGACCTGCGCGGTGCCAACCTGTGCGATGCCAACCTGTGCGGTGCCAACCTGTGCGGTGCCAACCTGTGCGGTCATAGCATACTTCCTGAAGGGCAGTTGACCGTTTACAAAAAAGCATCCGGCAAGGTTGTCAAATTGTCCATACCAGAAGAAGCCAAAAGGGTTTCTTCGCTATCTAGTAGGAAATGCCGAGCGGAATATGCCGATGTATTGGGTATTTACAACGTGGACGGCTCCCCTTCGGATTTGGTAGCAGTGCAAGGAAGCTACGATCAAAATACCATCTACAGAGTAGGCCAAAGGGTAACACCGGACAGTTACAACGATGATGCCAGAGAAGTTTGCACACACGGTATCCACTTTTTTATCACTTTCGATGAAGCAAAATATTGCTAATGCGAGATAGCAAAACATACCTAGATGAATCCCGAACATGGGCTTTTCGTATGTATACATCTTCAGAGGTTAGGAAAGTTTTGAGAATAAGCCTGAAGATGTATTACCGGCTCAAGAATATAGGATTCTTCCAAGGTATCCACAGAAGGGCCGGGTTTGGGGAAACAGGAACGGTCTTTTTCACTGACAGACAGGTATATGAAGCACTCGTTTATATTTACGAAGACTTACCTGATATGGAATGCAAGTTTTTAGCAGCACAAATCACGGAGGTACCGAAAGATGCGCTTGCGGAAAGATGGAAAACCAGACGGAAGGGTAAAAGTAAAAGAAGGGCAGGAAACGATAGAGGTATCACCGGGGAAGTTCGAAGTAGTAACGATACCAAAGCTAAAGAAAACAGACAAAGAAAAAAGCCTTGCAAAGTCTGGGAAACTAAAGCCGGTAGTTATACCCCTCGGGATATCGCCATTCGATTACCTAACAGCGGCCCAACGAGTGATAATAGGGAGGATAGAGAGGATAGCTCAGTCAGGAAAGATGGAGGATGCGGTAAAGTTGAAAGCGAACCAGACCTTGCTGAATAAGACCTTGCCGGATATCACTAAACAGGAGGTGATCTATACCGAAAGTCCTTATGATAGGATTTTACGTGTGATTAATGAAGAGGAGGGGAAAGATGGTTAGTGGATATCATTGCAAATGCCATTGTGGTTATGAATGGGATACAAGAACAGACAAGTTGCCTAAGTGTTGCCCTCGTTGTAAATCGTACCGCTGGAATTTAGAGAAAGTAACTATTTCGACGGAGGTATTAGCTGAAAGCGGGGTTTCTTCAACAGCAGGTTTAGAACCGAAATCCTTTAGTGGGTAAAAGCTAGGATTTTATTTTACCATACTTTTTGGAGGAGGGAAAGGGGGCAAGAATGGAATATTGGTGTGTGATACATGGTGAATTAGAAAAGTGGCCTGAAGATTTATTGGATGATTTTTTTGTAGAATCTGAGAATTGGATGGCGGGGCATAGACCAAGATGATAATAGAAAAAATAAATAGGTTTATGCAGTCATGCATCCGTGATTGGCCCTGCAACACTAACCGGGCATCAGAGATAGGGCATGAATGCATCCGGTATCTTGTCTTCTTGAGAACCAAAGGAGGTGAAAAGACATTACATACTATAGATTCAGAATACATATTCCGCGAGGGGCATGATCAAGAAAAAGCTGTACTCAGACTATTAGCCGATGCGGAAATAGAGGTGATCGAGCAGCAGCGGCCTTTCGAGTGGAAAAAGTACCAGCTTACCGGGCATATAGACGGTAAAATAGTAGTGGATGACAAGATTCTGCCAACAGAAATCAAGTCAATGAGCCCTTGGATTTACGACAAGACTTCTACTCTGGAGGAGATGCTTAATAGCAAATATTATTGGGTGAGAAAGTACCCGGCACAACTTACCATGTATATGATGATGGATGAAAAGGAGGAGGCACTATTCCTGCTTAAGAACAAGTCTACCGGTAAGCTGAAAGAAATCCTAATTAACCTTGATTACGATTATGCAGAATCCCTTGTTCAGAAATGCGAAGTTATTAACAAACATGTAGCAGAAGGAACGATACCTGAGCCTATACCGTGGGGTGATGTGTGTTGCCATTGCCCTTTCAAACATCTCTGTATCAACGAGGTTCTAAGGGAGGAGATACAGTTTGTTGTTGATCAATTATTAGAAGAACAGATTAACGGGTATCATGAATTGAAACAATGGCATGTGAAGTGGAAAGAGCTTGACGAGATTTTAAAAGAAAAATTACGGGGGATTGATCGAGTCGTAATCGGAGATTGGCTGGTACTTGGCAAGGCAACTAAAAATGGTTGGAAAATTTCCTATACTAAGGTATAATTTTGATAAATCTTTCTATAGGGGGGGGGTCCAAAAATGAAGTACAAAGAATGGACAGTCTATCATGATGTAAAAAGAGATAAATATCCAAGAGTGGTTTGTGGGGGTCGTTCGATAGCAGTGCATGTATTAGTTTGGGAAGAGGCTAACGGCCCCAAACCGAAAGGGTATGACATCCACCATAAAGACGAGAATAAAGGTAATTGGTCTTTAGATAATCTCGAATTATTGTTGCATAAAGATCATATTCGTCTCCATCATGGGTGGATAAGGACAGGCGGTGAATGGACACACAAGCCATGCAACAAATGCGGGTTTTTGTTACCAGTTTCAGAATTTTATTCTAAGTCTTATCGAGATTTTTATGGGGAGTGCAAGGTGTGCCACATCGAGGCTACAAGCAGGTACCAAAAAGCGAACAAGAGCAAAAAAAGAGAATATGGCAGGCAATGGAGAGCAAAACATGGCGAGGAATTTAATAGAAGACGAAGAGAAAAGAGAAAGGCGTGGAGAGGCTAGTGGTAGGCGAGTATCTGATAACAGGGAAAGCGACAGCAAAAGGATGGAGGACAACGATAACAAAAATATAAGGTGGTACAAGCCAGATTGCAAATGCTTATATTGCAGAGATTACCGGGCATCTATGGATTAGTATTATGATTACCAAAGAGAGAGAAGCATACATACTTCAGATCGCACAGGAGATTTTGGCCTACATAATTTTCAAGGAACTGACTCTGGGGGAAACTATGTTCCTTGTGAATGTAGCATCCCGGTCGCTCATTGAAGCAGCACAAATCAAGCTGGAAGGAAAAGGAAAGGTAACACCCTTAAAAGGAGAAGAGGATGAGTAGAGACTGTATCTTTTAGGTGTTATTTATGGTAAGGTGTGTAGGTGATAACACCTTTTTTTAAAGGGGGATAAAAATGAGGCCTACACATTTCAGAGGGTATTTAATCGACAATTATGGGAGAGGGTATCCCCGAATATGGTTTGCGGGGGGGGTGGTTTACATCCACATTTTAATCTGGGAAGAGGCGAATGGACCTAAGCCAGAGGGGTTTGACGTCCACCATAAGGATAAGGACAAATGGAATTGGGGGTTAGAGAACCTAGAACTGTTGTCTAAATCCGACCATCAGAAGACACACAGGGGATGGATTAAAACAGACGGATCATGGAGCCATAAGCCATGCTCCCAGTGCAAAAGAGTGCTACTTCTTGAGGACTTTTTTGCGAGCAGTAAAGCTTCTTATGGGGTGTGCAAAGAATGCCATAAGGTGAGAGTCTACAAGTGGAGAGAAAATAACAGGGAAAGATATTTAGCCGGAAGAAAAAAACTTAGAGAGGCCAACAAATGAGCAACAGAGAAACCAGCCGTGTTTACCAAATGAAATTAGAAGAGATACATATTGAAGAGGGTTTTAATGTAAGGCTTAGCACCCAAACATCTCAAGCCAAGTTACGTGATCTTGCCATGTCCATAGCCCAAGTAGGGGTCAAGGAACCATTGCTAGGGTATGAAACTGTTGATGGAATTTTCTACTTGGAAGACGGGCACAGGAGATTAGCGGCGGTAGCCATCGCCAATGCTGAATTCGGCGCTTCCATAGAATCCATACCAGTCAGATATGAGGCCAAGTTCGCAAATGAAACGGACCGCACCGAGAACCTGCTAATTCGCAACAGTGGCGAGCCGTTGACCCTTCTTGAACAAGCGGATGTAGTTAAGAGGCTTCTGAACTATGGCCGAACAGAAGAAGCTATTTCTAGCCATGCGGGATATTCTATATCTCATGTCAAGAACCTTATCCTGCTATGTTCCGCTTCAGAAGGAGTTAGAAGCCTTGTTATCGAGGATTTTGTCTCAGCATCAAATGCAATCGAAGCTATCCGCAAGTTTGGTGACAAGGCGCAAGAGGCATTGACCGAAGCCGTCGCTATGGTGAATGACGGAGGAGGTAAAAAGAAACGAGTAACCCAAAAGAGCCTGAATATCAAGAAAAAAGTTGATTGGAAGCGAATTGGCCCTAAATTGGTGGACATGTTGCAACTAATTGTATTTAGTGTTGATTCTGAAGAAGTGCGAACGGCCAACTACGAAGATGCTAAGACTCTCTTGGCTGAAATAGATTCCTTGCAAAACTAAACTTAGTTATGATATGATTTTATGGGCCTAAACAAAAGGAGGGCAAAAAAATGCAAGAACATTACCGGCAATGGGGCATTTGGATAACCGCCCAAGGGTACCCTGTTATAAAATGTGCGGGGAAGGAAACAAGACTGCATTGCTTTGTATGGGAAGAAGTCAATGGGCCGATTCCTAAAGGCTATGAGATACATCATAAGGATTTTAATAAGTTGAACTGGAATCTAGAAAATCTTGAACTGTTAACCAGAATGGACCATCGGAGGATACATGAAGGGTGGGTAAAGACTGATGGCGTTTGGAGCCACAAGATGTGCTATGCATGTAATAGGCTATTACCTCTTTCTGAATTTGGATTGCGACGAAAGGCAACAGTTTACAGGGCAGAATGTAGAAAATGTGGTAGTGCGCTTGCGTTGAAATGGTGGAAGGATAACAAGCAAAAGAGCAGGCAGGAGGAGCCAAGTGATCGAGCCGTTGCCGGTAAGCCGGAACTGCGGCCATTGTAAATGGCGAAGTGAGAGACTATCCGGCGAACATTGCAAGCCATGTGTACAAGTAGAGATACCTTACAGGAACGATACTAAATTCGCAGGGTTTGAGCCTTTAGAGGAACCGTTTGAACCTATAGAGGAATCCCCACTAGAACCTCTCCTTTGAGAAGGGGTGAGAGTCTGGGTTCTTAGTTCTGGTTCTATGTGGGGTGATCATAGGTGGTTTGGAACTTTGA